CCATTGGTTGGGGCATTAGATACTTTTAGATTAGCCTCATCGACAATATTGTCAGCAATAATCATTGCGCCATCGCCGGTAGATGTAACTTCACCAGTATGATTTGGATGAACGTAGTTGTTTGCGCCTGACGCAATACCATCTAGCTTGGCTCCATCTGTAGCCACATCCCTGCCATCAAATGTGCTGTTAGTGGTAATAGCCCCTGTCATAGCACCACCAGTTCGTGGCAATGCTGCATCAGCCGTAGTGCCTTGCGCCGCTGTAGCATAATCCGCACTATCAAAGGCTTTTACTTGTGCAAGGTTAGTAACCTCACTGTCCATTAATGCACCAGCGGCAGTCACGTTTGTGGTGTCTGTTACATCCGCTGACGTTTCAATCCCAGCCAGTTTGGTAAACTGTGCATCTGTAAACGCATTTGCTTCGGCTTCATAGGCGGCCTTAATTTCTGCACCGCTTTGAGCAACCGCAGTTTTAAGTTCATCACGACTAATTTTTTTTGTTTCTGTACTAGATGTGTCAACAACAGCAAAAACATCATCAGCCGCTGTGTTTGCAGCCGTGATTGCCGTCAATTCGGATATTTTTTTGTCAGCCATTTTTACTTACCAAATCCAGAGTTCAATGTAACCGGCGCGGCCAGCTTCCGGCTGGATGCTGCCGCCAAGGGTTGTGGCTGTGCCGCCAGCCCCAAGCGAATAGGACAAAACTTGACCACCAACCGATGCGCCAGTGACATATTTTTGCACCAACACACCATTTCCGCCATCTTCACGGCCAACGTCAAAATTGTTTGTGGTTGAACGGCCACCAGACGCGCCAGCATTATAAAGAATATCGCCACCTGTTGACGCAGCCCCGACAGTGGTGTGCCAATTTGCTGTTCCCGCATCGGCTGATGATGCGTTGCCGTTAGCACCACCAGCCGCAGTGATGGCAATCCCTAACGTGCCATTGCTGACTGTTGTTGCACCACCATCGCCGCCAAGCGTTACAGTGTTGGTACCAAGGCCACCGGATGCTGGATTAGCATAAACAGCACCACCACCGCCGCCGCCAGACGCTTTAATCAAAACAGCTTGTGCGCTAGATGGGATTGTGTAGCTTGTGCCAGTCGTTAGCGTTGTGATGACTTGCGGGTAAGATACTGCATTTTCAGCAATCGCCTGCGCGGTGCGTAATGGCGTCATCAATTCGGTGTTATTGGTTCCAGCTTCGGCTGTGGCTTGCGATGCCACTTGCAGATCAATGATCTTTGTGCCGCTGCTATTTAGCACATCAATCCCGCCAGCGGATGCGGCCTTTAGGCTATCGCTGATCAGCTTCCAGCGGTCGTTAGTTACATCCAACTCGCCAACAATTACCCAATCGGCATTGTCTTTGTCACGCAGCTTCAGATAATTATTTGTAGTATCTAACCACCACATACCCGCATAAGTAACAGTTGGTGCAGATGTTCCGCTGTTGTTAGTCACAATCGCTTGCAGCACGTTGTTTATATCTGACCGCGCCGATGGTGCTGATTGGTTGTCAATTACATAATCGTGTGTAGCCATTACCCGTACCTAACTTTTGCTGCCAGTTCATCAATGCTTGGCGTTACGTCATCGCTGGTCGATTGCAGTTCTATTCTAAACCTAAACGCACGTCCTGAAAAGTCACCAGTCTTAAACTGCTTATATGCTGACCACGTTGGCGAACCAGCCGGATCGTCATTTGTGATCGAAATATATTGCAAAACATTTGTGTCGGTAAACTGAACCGAACCCGTCCAATCATCCCAGTTGCCAGCAAAACTATCCCAGTTTCCAGCGATAGTATCCCACAATGGCGCATTATTATCAATCCGCACAACGTCCATCGGCATAGTGACCTCGCACAGATTGACCGAACCCGTGTCGATATAATTGCTGAAATCATATGTTGCTGTTGTTGGTGCTGTGGTTGGGTTAGTTATCCGCAAATCGCCAGAAATAACTGAACAACCGGTTTTTGTGCCACTAAATGACGGGTTTTCGGTCTGCGTCAACGTGTTAGCAAAAACGCGCAAATCATTTTGGCTGATGACGATACTGGTATAATTAACGCTGGCGTTGCCCGATTTATCATATGCCTTGATCATATAAGTACCGGCGCGGGGCGGCACTGTGACGCTGTTAGCTGGACGCGCAACTTTGTTAATCGCTGTGGTGCTGTTAGCAAATGTCGCGCCGGTGCTTTGACTGCTATAGCGTATTCTATAAAAAGATAAGTCTAGGTCTGGCACTGGATCCCACTCAAGATGCAACCCGCCAGCCGTAACACTGCCTAAAAAGCCAGTAATGTCAGCCGGTGGATCGGCAAGCCCCTGCACAGTAACGCTCTGCCGCGTTGTGAAATCGCCCTTAATGCCAAACGTATTGATTGCCCTTGCGCGAATATCGTAATCGCTATCTTCAACATCAAGAATTTCCACGCGGCCAAGGTCGCCAGTGTAACCAGTTGAATAAGTCGCCGCGCCGGTTTTGCGGAATTGCACCTCAACATTGTCAATTCTTTCCGGCGATGCGGATGTGACTTCGGCAATCAGCACGTTAGTCAGATGCTCATTAATCACCCGCGCTTCGCTGGTGATTGTCAGGCCAATAGCCGGAACGTCAAATGGATCGGCCAGCGTTGTGTTGTTTGTTTCAAAAGCACTTTCTTCAGCCGCCCAGCTATATACTGCCGCAGATGTTTCGCGCAACGTCATTTTAATTTCAAGCGCACCATTACCATCAGAACCAAAAGTCCACGATAAAACCTCAAACGGCTTGTCAACAAAGCCAGCGCGACTGTTATTAAACAATATCACATCACCAACTTGAACTTGAAAGGCACGCATTCCAAAGCTGGCTGACAAAGTCAGCTGCTCGCGGTTCTGGTATAGTGCAATCTTTGCAATGCGCTGCGCGGTTGCTGAAGATGAAACCATACCTAGTTCCAAATCCATTGCGCTTTCTTGACCATTGTCCACTTGAATAAATGCGTTGCTTTTGATTTCTGGAAAATCACTAAATTGCCAGTTACTTTCAGAACCGCGAAATGTACCGCGCACGATGTTAAAGTTGTCGCGCCGCGAATGCCGCGTATTGATTTGCAACGTGCTACGCAAATCATCCTCATCGAACGTAAGTGTCGGGGTCAGATACGCCGCGGCTTTAAGTCGCCATTTACCTTGGCTATACCAAAGCGTGCCGCCCATTGGCCGAAGCAAGCTGTCGATGGCATCAGCCGGTTTGACGCCGGTCGAAAATGCGCCGTTCGTTGTGTAACGCTTTTCTGTGCCGCCCGCCGACAACGCCACATTTTCATCACAGATGTTCGCGGCAATAATTATAAGCGTGTCATCTATTTCATCAGCAGGTGAATTTAATCCATAATCGCTTGTCAGATAATCGCGGAAACATAGCGCAGCATTATCTGACCAAGCAGTTGTTAATGTGCGCGGGTCATAGACTTTTTTGCCTTTGACAATCGCAGTTATGTTTGGTTCTCCATTCGGAAATGCGTCAGCCTCAAACTCAAGTCGCGCATAAACATACGCAATGCCTTGAAGTCTGTGATCACTCGTCCAAAGACCATCACTTTCATCAACCAAATCTTGATCCGCTGTTTGGGTTGACAGCCCTAAATGTTTATTGATCCGAACAATCCCAACATATTTATCAGGTGCTGTAACTGCACCATCAACGTCAAGGGTCAAAGCCTCATCGTTAAAATACACTGTTTCGATTTCTTCAACCTCGTGGCCAGCCAAAGCAACAACAACGTGCAAAAATTTGTTGTTTTCTGTTGCTTCTTTGTAGACCACTGCACCACCGATTTTTGTGCGACCATAAATGATTTGATGGTCTGAAACTGGCGACAAGCCGCTAACCAAAATGGCAGATGTTCCGGCCGGAACTGCGGTTTTTGGTTTTGGTGATAGCGATTGACTAACAAGCCCAAGCGCAAGATTTAAGAAAAAGGATTGCGCAAAGGTTGATAAAACGCTGGCTGTAAGCGTACCCATTACATAAGCAAAACCAGTCGTCGCGGCGGCGGATGCGGCGGCAGCGATTATCGTTGGCGGCATTGCGTACGCTGCCTCTGGGATCAGCGCAATTAACGCCGCCGATGTCAGTGATGTTGTAGTTCTTAACAGCGTGATCTTGTTCATTCTACAACCCAAATCAAATCAGTTGGTTTAGCCGGTGAAAATTCCAGACCATCATAACCTAAAAATGCAACTTCAACACCAAGCGCGATTTCAGTGACCATCAACGCCCCATAGTCGCCCCGACCTATAATCGCACCCCTTGATGGTTGAAGCCCATCCACAGCCCTCAAGCGGCTATTGATGGCCGTTATAATATTTTTATAACCGGATCTCTTTAACTGCCGTTGGTAATTTAGAAACGCACCCCATTCAGTCGTATAGGTTCCAAACCAATCATCAAAAATGTGCCTTCCCATCTGCGCTTGATACGCTTGATCAACAAATCTAATGCAATCAACTTGACCCCATTTAAATTTTTTATATCGCCACTCATTAATAAAAGCGTCAAAACGCTCCGGCCAATCGTGCAGCCTCAACCTCTACCCCAATTGAATTGCTTATCTTGCAAATCTTCGACAAATTCAAACCCCTTATCATTTGCATATCTGGCTTTTTGGTTCTGATCGTTGTATCTGAAAATCCGCGCACGCTCCAAGTCAATCAAACGGCTTTCGACAGAAATTCCAATCGTGCTAGTCTCAGCGCCTTCGGCAATAGTCATCTGGTCAACATAACCGTTGAACACTTCATCCATTGTAACAGCATTACCTTCTGCCACATTAATTTTGCTGCTGTCCTCAAGTAATAAAAAACTGCTATTTTCAAGCAATAGGAAATCGCCTTCCACGCCTAAAAGCCCAAAAAATATTTTGCACTTTCGGCCTTGATACGGTTCGCTAATTGCTAACGAAATTAGATTTGATGGGATGCCAGAAAGACTAACAGTCGCGCCTTTTGCCGATATTTCGGCGGTCTCTTTTAGTTCGCTTATTTCTAAAAATTGACCAGTGCCAATATATGTTTCTCCACCAAAAACAAAATCACCAAGCCCAGTCCACATTCGTAAAGTTTGCGTGTCGAAATATAATTCGACAGCAAAAAAGGGTCTGATCTCTGTTGCATCTAAATTGTCAATGATGCTCTGAGTGAGATCGCGGCTCATTAAACCACAACCTCAATCGCCGGAAACGTGATGCCATAAAAGCTGGCGTTATTAATTGACCAATCTGATTGATTTGTAGACAGCCGGAAATTGCCGACAGCGTTTGCTACTACCACAGTGCTGTCATCTGCCGGTGCGGTGCGGATGCTAGGCCAAATGTCAAGTGTTGCGGTGCCGCCGGAATTCGTATCAACGTCAGTTAAAACCTTGTGCAGCGTTGCGCTAGACCCGCCGCCTAGCTGGATGTAATCGCCAGCAAGCAAATAGCCGGTTTCGCTCACCGGCAAGCCGTCAATGGTCAAGCTGTCACCTGTTTGGTCTGCACCATTAACAACCGGTGTGCCAGCCGCAGTTGATGCGCTGCCGCGTGCCGTGGCGCAGTTAGGATCACCCATTAAGAAAGTGCCGCGCTGCCCTTTAAGCGATAGCAAAAAAGCAATCCAAACTTCAGCATCGGCGCGTTTCATCGGTGGCAAACTGACTTCAGCTTCCCAGCGTTGCCCCGTGTGCGCCACCACTTGCTGCTTGTAAGTGAACGGGCTGGATGAAATTGCAACGCTGTTGATCGCGTGCAAGTTTACGCTTGCAATGCCGGTCTGCGTTGGAAATGTTAGTGGATATGAAATTGCCATTTAGATCACCCGAATGCTGCGCTGAATGAACCGCCGCGCCGCCTTGCATCTAGCACCGCAGCTTTTGATGCTTCTTGTATCTGCGGCAACATACCCATTACCTCTGCGCGTACTGTTTGCGATACGCCAGCCGATAGATTGATGGTCTGGTTGACGGTTACACCGCCCCCACCCAGCTTGTTATTTGGTACTATAGAACCGCTGCTATTTGGCACAAACAATTCCCTGCCGTTTTCGCCAACCATATACGGCGAATTAGCGCGAACAGAACCGCCGATGGCTTTTGCTTGCGGTGCTGTGCCACCTGCAGGCGCACCAAACATACCAGAAAGCATATTAGAAAGCGGCTTTGTGATGTTTTGCTGAATTTGGAGGCGGATTAGATCGGCAATAATAGATTTTGCCATTGATTTGAAAGCATCTTTAACGCTGGTTGTTCCCATTGACAAATCAACAAGCGCATCTTCAAGCGATTTGATGCCACGCACCGCTGCATCCCCCATACCTTCGCCCACTTTTTCGGCGGCATCCTTTAATTGTTGTAATGCCTCAGAATATTTTTGCGTTTTTTCAATGCCGGTTTCAGTTTTTTTATTAAAAATATCTGTTGCTGCTGACGTTGTATTCACTGCATCGCGCAAATCTTGGAAAAAGCCGCGATTTAATATGACTAGTTTGCCAACGTCTTTTAAATCGACCAAGGTTTTGTTCAGCGTGATCCCGCCCATTGCGCGTGCCGCTGCGATCATAAAGTTGACGACAGTTCTAGTTCTGTCTGCAAATCCTTGCAAACTTTCGGCAATGTCTTCAACAAAATCAATTACGTTAATCGCTAGTGTTTTGGCAAAATCTTCAATTTTGCCCATACCATTTTCACCTTTGATGGCATCGACTAATTTGTTTCTGATCAAATCAACAATCAATCGGAAAGCCGGTGCTAATCCAGCAACAATTTGATCGCGCACGCCGCCAAGCATCACGCCCAGCTTCATCATTGCGTCATTTGTTTCTTCAACACCTTTGACCGCGCCAGATGACAAGATGAAGCCAAGCCCTTCGGCCTCTTGGAACATCTCTTTTAAGGCTGCGCTGCCGCCTTCTAGCGTGTTTACGAACGCCACGCCTTCACTGTCGAACAACTTAAACGCCAGACGCACTTTATCGCCGCTAGACTGCACGTTATCAAACGCATCAGCCAGCTTTAGCATTTGCTTATCAAGTGGTTGTTTGGCTAGTTCTTTGGCGTTCAAGCCAAGTTCTTTCAGCGCATCTTTAGCTTCGCCAGTGCCATTTGCAGCTTCAGACAAACGCCGCGTAAACCGCTGCACCGCCATATCGACTGTGCGCGTCTCAACGCCAGCCAGATTGGACGCATATCGCAGCTTTTGCAGTGCTTGACTGGTTACGCCCAGCTTTTGCGCTGTCTTGCCCAGCGTGTCTATGCTTTGCAGTGATGACTTGACCAGCAAGCCAATACCAGCCGCACCAGCAACGGCAGTCAGACCGACCTTGAAGTTGAACAGTGCTTTGCGAACAAGCCCTAATGATTGGTTTAACTTGCGGAACGTGCCGCGAGTTAGGTCTTTCGCGGTGATGGTAAAATTAAGATTTTGATTTGCCATCTTCGATCACCTTGAAATATGCGAACCATTCGTTCAGTTCTGTCAGCGTCAATTCTTCAATTTCGGCTTGTGTCTTGTGAAGGCGATCCGCCAAGGCCAGCATATTCAGCCTCAACGGGTCGCCCTTTAGTTTTTTTCCGCATCCCCGACAGTTTCAACATCGCCAAACATCTGCCCAGCAATATCAGCAATCAAGGCCACGCTATCACCCATCAGAAACATCTTATCTTCAAGAGTGAATAACCGTTTGCCATCAACATCTTCAGCTTTGGTAATAATCAGATCAACCATTCCGCTGATTGTCATATTGTTTAAAAAGTCTTTGTGCTTTCTTTGCAGCTTGTCGATGTCTCCGGCGGTAATTGAGCCAGAATAAATAACCAATGGCTGACCATCTTCGCCCCACTCATCAACTTTAATAACCTTTCGGTCGCGGCTACGCCTTGCAGCGATCTGTTCTCCCAAGCCCATTTTTTACCCCTTTAGATTGTGCCTTCAGTTAGACCGCCAGTGCCTTGCAGTGAATAGGTGGCAGTGTTAATGCCATCAGATGTTACACCGATTGAACGGCTGGTGACAATTGCTGAACCCGACAACTTGTGATCGCCAGTTGTGTTGCCTTCCATACCTAAAACCAGACTGACGGTATCGCCAGCGGTCACGTTGTTTTGCGCTGTGTCGGTGTCGTCAAAATATGTCTCAACGGTTGCTGTGAAATCTGTAAAGCTGGCTTTGTAGCTGTGCGAGCTATCGCCCATAACCGTATCTTGAATTGTTTCAGCAGTTTCGTCGACACTAAAGCTAATCACTTCAGCCATTGCGTCTGTGCCGATTAGAACGACACCATCGTTTCCTTTAAAAGTCGCCATCGATAAATCTCCTAAACGGCAGTTTCAACGTCATTTTCTTTGGTGCGGTATTGCACCGTTAAAGTAAACCGACCAACGGCAACCGGCTGTTCGCCATCGCCACTATAGTCAGCCTCAAACGCAACAATCTGTGCATCTTTTGCCAGATTATTCAGCGTTACATCAGCGGCAATGGCTTCTTCAACCTCAACCGCAATTCCATCCAGCGCATTATCATAATTCGCTGTCCCAATTACATATGCCTCAACAGCAACATCCAAAACCCGATTTACCGAACGCGCCAGCGTGATTGTATCAAATTCAGTGGCTTCGCTCTTGGTAAAAATGCAAAGTGCCGGAAGCTTTGTCTGTTCCAGCGGAAAAATACGGCTGCGAAATACGTTGCTGCCGGTGGTGGTCAATCCAGTTAGTGCGGTCACGATCTGGTCGCGGATTTGCTGGCGAACGTGTGCCATTTATTGCTTCTCCAAAACCAGCGTGGTCATACCAGTGCCGTCATCCTGCACAATCCGCATTGTATAGGCCACCGCATTGATCGTGATAGTGTCGCCTTCAGCGGCAGTTGATACGTCTGCGGTGCGGCAAACAAACCGTGGTTGCTGTAATGCAAAGCCAACGCCCCCACCAGCGTCAACTTCAACGAAATCATTGTCAAAGATGCCATTGATCGTGCCGCCGTTATAGGTTGCCGCAACCCCAAAATCATCAACGCCAATAAAGATGGCGCGGTCAAATGCGGTTTCGACCGCCATTAGTCGGCATCCACTTCAGCGGCTTTTGCCTTTTTAACTGACCACAGTTTTGCATAACCGCGATCAATCAGCTTGTTCGCCTCATCTTGACGCACATCGTGGTCTTCACCGGCAAGCATAATGCCGACTGATCCCGCTTGGCAGTCTTTGATCGTTGTAATTTTAATCAATCTATTTGGCATTTTTCTTTGTGTTCCGCTTTACTAGGCTGGCCGCTGATTTCTTTGTTAGGCCAATAGCCCTATCAGTGATGCCAACTTTATCTTCAACCACTTCGACTTTGCCAGTATTGACCAAATCGAAACCCACATTATCAGCCACTTCGACAATATCGCCAACTTCGTGCGCCTTGCCACCGATTAAAATATTACGTTTGCATTTAATTTTCATCATTAACCCCTATGGGAAAAGCAGGGCGACCGGAGCCGCCCCGCTAGTTATTTAGGCATCAATGTCGAGACACGCAGCGAATGACTGGCTATGACGTACGGCCAAATCCATTTCCTGCATCACTCTTATTCTGACAGCCCCAGTCGATCCTGCGGTGTATGGGTCGATTAAGATGTCTGGTGTGCTAAAGAAGCCCATCATCAACTGGCTGAAATCACCAAAGATCATTGCAGATGCAGTTGACAGCGTGCCTTTTGTCAGGTCAGACGGTACATTGTTGGTCACTGCCAAGTCATAACCATAAAGGCTGTTCCACGGAGCATCCATCAACATCACGCTATCTGTTGAAGCAACCTTTGGAGTTGAAGCCATATGTGACTTAACTTTCGGGTTGGTCAGATAGGCAAGTGTGTTGCCGTTGATTGCAGCGTTGTCAACTTCAACTTCTTTGACCAGATCAGTGATGGCATCCCAAGTCAGTGCGCCACCGTTTGTGCCGATTGCGACTGAACCGATACCGGCTGTGCCGGTGATGCCGGTTGGCTCGTTAGAACCGCCGCCTTCGATTGCAACATCTTCGATCTTTTGTGCAATTGCATTCAAAAGGTCATCGCGAACAATCTGTTCAACAGATGGGTCAGACTGGATCATCAGCAAACGTGAAACGTCTGAAAATGCGCCAAGTGACTTTGGTGACATTGTGATCTGTGAGAACACTGCGTTCACTTCAGATGTTGCGCCATTCTCAGCAACGAAACCGGCTGAAACGCCAGTTGCAAGCTTTGGAATAGCAACATCGCCACGCAGACCGGTCATAAAGCGTGCGCCAAGCTCGCTGAAAACCAAACGTGCGCGGAGTGCGTCAACAAACTGATCACCAAGATGATCTGTGCCGACCAAGTGACCACCGGCTGTAGCTGTGCCAACAGTCAAGTCACGCTTGCCGCCCCAAAAGCTGTCAGGTGCGTAGAAACCGCGTGCTTCGCGGCCATTGTTCTTTGCAATTTGCTCAGAAACTTCACGCTCAAGACCCTGCAATCCAGAACCATTAACCAGACCGCGAACAGCTTTCATAAACGAATATGAACGCTCCTCTTTAGCTGACATATCAACCGCACCGGCTGACTGCTCAAGTGGCTTGCCTTCGCCAATTGCGTCCAGCAATGTTGCGCGGAATTGTGCAACAGACTGACCTTCGCCGATAGCTTTGTCAGCTAGATCGCGGCGATTGTGTTTAACAGCAAGATTGATGATCTCGCTGGCATTCTTTTGAAAATCGCGCTTGGCTGCTTCTGCGGCTGCTTCACGGATTTCATCGTGATTTACTTCAGACATAACTTTTTCCTTTGTCTTGATAGTAGGTTCGATAAATTCAGCATTGCGATTTACGCCCACACCGGCATCGGCTGGCACGCTCACAATACTAGCTTCGTATGGCAACCAAGAAGAAATGCCAACCGTCCCGTCAGCCCTCTTGTCTTCCATTTGGCGGATTTGATAACCGATGCTGACGTTGCTTCGTATCCCATCCTTAACGTCTTGATACACTTCTTGAGCCAGTGCGCTTTTTCCAAAGCGAACCACAGACCGCAACTTGCGATCTGATTGATCCAAATAGGTGCGTTCAATGACGCCAATTTGTTTTGTCAAATCGTGATCCAGCAATAGTGGCGCGTGGCCGCTGTTCAATCGTGACAAATCTGCCGCGCCATCATCGTGACGCAAAACTTCTAAACCGAAAGAACGCTCAACGGGTTCTTCAGATGAAATCGACATTCTAACGCGCCGATCATCTTCTTCCACCATTTCAGCCGCGCCAGCGCGGTGCATAAGTTCACCACGGTCAAAGCGTTCTTCAATATGTGTTTCTTCATTTTCCATTGGTGCATTATCTACCAGTTCTGGCTCTTTTTCAATCTGTTCATTTTCAGACATTTTCAGCCCCTTCATCAACGGTTGCTGGCACTGGTGCTTTAGTGCCAAATGGTTGGAAAGCGGTGTCGATGCCATAACGATCAGCCAATTCGCTTTCGCGGTTAATCTGTTCAAATATTTCTTCGGTATCGCGGCCATATTGCGAATGCACATCCTGCAAGCTGACGATGCCGTTGTTTAGTGCGATCACGCTGGCGTTGATTTCTTTCTGCGGATCGACCCAAGCAAAGCCGCGTGGCCGGTATATCACTTGATCGGCAAATAGGTCATATTTCCCCATTGGCAGATTGATACGGCCAACAGTGATTGCCATTTCTAGCCAAGCGCGATAGATCGGGTCAACAAACTGGTCAATCATAAATTGCTGGATGACCTTGAAATGGTCACGATCTTCGATAGTGCCTTGCCGGATTGATGAATAGCTAACGCCCTCAAGGTTGTTTGCCAGCGATACGTAGCTGACACCAAGACCGGACGCGATCCCGCGCAATATACCTTTTTCAAATTCTGCAAAGCTGTCAGTCGGGTTTTGTGGGTCAAATGCAGTGAACGACATTCCAGCCGGTAACTGCGTAAACGTGGCTGGCTCCGCTGACATTATCGGCGCGTGGTTGTCGTAATCGTCACCAACAAAGCCGTCACCTTCGGGGCTAGTGAAAAAGCCCATCTTTGACGCAGCAACCCGCGCATTGACCAAAGTGGCTTCTTCGTAACCGTCTAGCATCTTTAACCGGCTTAATACGTTGCTCATCCACGGCACGCCACGGGTTTGTCCAGCGCGGTCTTGCATATAGCAATGAATGATCTGATCGGCTGGCACAATCTTATGATGCCGCTTTGTGCGTGAACCATAGCCTTGATCGTGATGTGGGTGATCTTCAAACAGGTAATAGTTCACCGGCTTGCCAGTGCGCCGGTCTAATTCAACGCCCATACGCACTTCGTTGCCGTTGTTTAGGCGTGCGTCATAGCCTTCATCAAGATAGTCGGCTTCAAGAAACTTTAGCGAAAAGCCAAATGGGTTTCCGGCGGGGTTTTTAATCTTTTGGATTAGCACTTCGCCATCGCGCGTTAATGTCTCAATAAACAGCCGTTGCGCTTGTGACCAAGATATCCGGCCATCAACGGTGCATAAACCAGCCCTGCCCCACTGTTGCCAAGCCTGTTCAACGATCCTGTTGCCAACGCTATCCAACGAACCGTCATCATTGCGCTTGCGAACCTGTATCCGCACGCCCGCCGCACCGACTACGTTTGTGGTCATTATCTGCAAATAACGCCGCGCATATGGGTGGTTGCGACTGATTTCGCGGCATCTATCGCGCAGAATACGCAGTGATGGTTTGATTTCGCTGTCTGCCGACCGGCTGCTTGATACAAAATCGCTAAATAGTCGGCCAGTGTCAGCCCCGTGAAACGCCCTTGCCATCTTTTTTGGCTGGGGCTTGCCTTTGAAAAAGTCAAAGATGCCCATTGTTAAAACCTCACCAAGATGGTTGCGCCGGTTGTCTCGCCAGCTAAAGCACGTTCTTTTTGTAATTCTTTGGCGTGTTCTTGCCGATAAAAGTTTCGCGCGTCAATTAAGTCAGTAAATGACATTTTGGTCAATGACCGCCCGTTGATCGAATAGCTGGCAACGTCTGCATCAGCCTTGCCTTGCAAGATGCTTTCGATCTTCGTTATCATTATTTCGGCGTGACTGCGTGGATCAGCCCCGTTCACGTCCAAATCTTCAACCGCTGTGAATGTCCCACGCTCAATGACTACGCGGTTGCCAGATGCCGTTTCAGTGACTTCTAGCTGCCAGTGATAAAAGCCAGCCACATAGGTTGCACTAATCGCGCTGCTAACTTCAAAAACATATGTGCCGTTTGTTTCGGTTGCAGCAACTTTGATTTCAGTGCTACCACCGGCAGTTATGCGTGCGACATATTCCATTGAATGCGTTGCAAGCGGATAGTCGCTTACCAGATCAGTGCGCTTCCAAAGCAGATAATCGCCAATGATGATTGTTTCGGGTGCTTGCCCGTCAGGGGCTTCGTCTATATCAAATCTATTTGCCATTATTTACCGCCAGCTATTAACAAAGCCGCCTTGCCGTGGTCGGCGGGCAAGTGGATTAGGCTGTTGCGGCTGCGGTTGTGTTTCTGGTTCCGGCGCATTGACCACCCTATCGGCAACAGCGTTAATATTCAGTGACAAGATGCAAAGTGCCGCATACGCGTACACCCTGCAATCAAGTGCTTCGTTTCTTGTGCGCGTCTTGACAAAATCCCGCCTTGGAAAGCCTTTTTGGTATTTAGTGACAATTTTTTCACTATTCGCAAGCTGCTGATAATACTCATCTGACCGACCGGCTGGGAAATGGCAATATCCCGCACCCTCTGATTGTACGCGCAATCTGGAAAAAATCAATTCCTTGATTGGAAAAGTGCCAACCGCAAACAATTTGATCTTGCCGATGTTGTTTTTGGTCGGTCTGCTAACCAGTGGCCGCTGTTCGCCGCCCATTCCTTTAATGGCAAATATGCGCCGACCCTCGCGTGGTCTGACAAAGTTATAGACCGCTTGCGTGTAGTGACCGCCACTATCTATCGTGGCTGCGCGAATGCCTAGCTGTCTGCCGCTTTCGGTCACATATCCGGCTTTTAGGATGTTATCAAGGTCATTCCACAAATGCGGCGTTGATGGGTCGCCATACAAAGTTTTGTAATCCAGTGACCAACTTTCTTCATCACGCCCCCAACCAACTATTTCCAGTTCAAGCCGGTCATCTTGAACGTCAACCCCAGCGGTGACGACCACAATGTCATCTGGCACTGCATCGCCCCAATCATCTTCGCGGCCTTGAAAGTCAATATCGCCAACAGTCTCGCCAGCATCTTCCCACGTTTCTGCCAAGAACGTATTGACGAACACGCGCAACGTGTCGGCTGACTTCTTTGCAACCAGAAAGTCACGCACCGCGTCAGCCATTACCGTCCAAGGGCTGTAAATGCCGTTGATGTGGAAACCGGCTATGCCGTTATAATCAGCGGTCGCGACCCACTGCCCCTTCCGCACCGACCGATTGCGCTTTGGATCATCCCAAACCGACCCGCAGCTTTCGCAGACATAACAAGCTGTGTCGGGCTTGTCTTTCTCCCACTGCACTTGACCCCACTTCAGCGTTTGCACTGTGCCGCAATCTTCACAAGGCACGAAATATTGCCGCTGATCGCTTTCAGCATATTGGCTTTCGATCATTGACGCGCCTTTGTTGGTTGGCGTGCTAACCATCACCATTTTGCGATTGTGGAATGTTGCCGACCTTTTTCTTGCCAGCAAGATTGGCGAACCCTCAGAACCAGCCGAAACCGGAAAGCGGTCAACTTCATCACATAAAACTATGCGGATTGGTCTTGATGCCAGCCCAGCCGCACTATTCGACCCGACCAAGCTAATATGACCGCCAGTAAAGACTTTGTGCGTTGTGGTGTTATTTGCATCGCGGCTGCGTGGGTCTTTGACTTTGTATTTTAAAGCCGGTGTATCGCGCAGCATTGGTGCCAGACGGTCTTTAGAAAACGCCTGTGCCATTTCCAGCGTAGGCTGCACAAGCAAGATCGGCGCGGCATCGTGATGAATATGAAAACCAATCACGTTCAATAGCATTTCGGTTTTGCCAACTTGTGCGCCAGCCATCACGACAATATCACGCAAAGTCGGATCGCTGATCGCATCCATAATGCCGCGCTGATATTCTGCCCGTGATGTGATCCAACGACCGGCGGCTGCACTAGCTTCCGATGACAGTCGCCTTTCGCGGTCTGCCCACTCGCCCACGCTTAGACGGGGCGGCGGCTTCAGCGTTTGCATCGCCCCCACTATCACCGCTTTCAGTGACGACTGTGCGTCCAGCGTGTTCGTGTGGTTGGTAAGATGATAATTCATCCAGTGCTTCCCTTATCTGGTTTTCTAAAATGCTTTGAATGGTTGGCAAGTCAGTTTCAGTGGCGCAGATCGGCGCACATATGGAAGGCACTGCCAACAGTTTCGCCTTCATAGCCGCCAGCACTTCGACCCAAGCACCGGCAACATCGTCAGATGCCACTAATTTGCGTTTGGCTTGTAATAACTCAAGTTCAGCCATCTGCGCGTCAGCTTCCATTTTTCTGGCGCGTGCCGCGTTATAGTCTGCATCTTCAATTTTTGGCCGACCGACTGGTCTTTTGGCCTCTTTTACTGTCATTTTTTTGACGCTCCCTCAATTATTGTCAAAATTTTGACGCTAGCGTTCGTTCGGGGTGTTGCGTTACCCCCGATAGTCACTTGCCGGAAGTACCTTTTGTCTTGCGCCGCGCTGTCTGCTTGGCAAACGCAAAGCTTTTCTTGAAATTTCTGTCGAACATTCTGCTAGCCGTTTTATTTGCATCTTCATAGAACGGAAACCGCTTCGGAATGCGCGCAATCTTCTCTAATATGTATAGCACGCGCTGTTTACGCGCTGCCCCACGCCCTACTTGTTCAGCGATAACAGGCTGACCACTGTCCAGCGTTGTCCTATATCCCCTGCCGCCAAGCACGTTACGCGGTTGCTTGCCCTTTGGCACCTTGCCCGATGCAGTGCGCTTTATCTGCCTTGATGGGATAGCAATGTTGCTGCCGCGTGGTCGCTTCATACCGCCTTCGGCTTGCGTTGTCATATAGTCACGCCCCAGCCGGTCATATACACGCGCCGTTAGGTTGCGCTTGTTAGCTGGCTCAACGCGAAACATCTGGCTTGCAAACCGCTTATTGCGTACTGTGAAGCTGCTTGGATAGGTGTCGTCAACGATCTGCTTGCGTACATCGAACGCTGTGCTGGTCAATGCGTTAGCCGTGGCAAATGGTATCTGGTTCTTGCCAAACGCATCCATTGCCTTTGCAAACGTGCTGATATTGCTTTTGACGTTGATCTGCATTAGTGCTGTGTCTCGCTGTCCAGTTCCAATATGACGACCGTGCCGTGGCAATCGCGTGCGTCAAAGATAATACCATCGCACTCTGTGCAATTGATCGTGCCACTGTTGGCCTCAACGACCGCATAGGTGGCCTTGCCGCAAATGCCGCAATCGACTTCATCTTCAAAGAATAGCACATATTCCATTGCGTGACATTATCCGCAAAACAAAAGGCGGTCAATGCCGCCCTTCATTTCCTTCCCTATTGTTGTTCTGGGTTCTCTATCATCCCCGACCCGTGACATACCTCGCAATCATCTTGCACTTCGCTGCCACAAGGGTCATTGGCTGCGCGCTTGCCCACCCAATAAACAAGCCAGCCATCGCCCAGACATTCTGGGCATTCAATATCATCCATTAAAGCTGTTGCCTTTACGCAAATTTTCTTCTGCGGTTATGACTTGCAAGTTCCAAGGGACGTGCAACCCACAAATGTTTTTGCCACGCAAAGGCACAATATGATCAACGTGATGTTGAATGCCGGTTTTTTCGTCTAGCAAAATTCTTTTTTCATAAACTTTGGCGATTGCATTTATATCGCACCATTTTGGTGTGGCTTTTCTTATTGCTTTGTCTCTTTTTTTCCAATTTGCTGCCACATATCCTTTGTTATTTTCTGCCCATTTCTTTTTGTATCTTGTGTTTTTTTCAGGGTTTGCTGCAATGTATTCTCTTGACTTTGCATAACAATATTTACGATTTTTTTGATACCATTGTCTCATATAAAGACGCCGCGCCTCTTTATGTTGCGGGTCTTGTTCCATACGAAACTTTGCTCTTTGCCAAATTTCTTTTTTAAACTTTCTATATCTTTGCCGCATTTGTTTTTTGCTTTGCGGCAATTTTGCGTGTTCTGACGAACAAATTACGCACTTGTGATTTGATGTATATCTTTCACACAAATGATTATGTGGGCATTCTTTGCCAGTGAAATATCTTTGTAGGCCATCAGCCAAGGCTTGTTTTCTGCTAATAATTTCCATAATTACCCCCCAAACCGCACCATCAACGCCCAGATATTATAATCCTGCGTGATTGCGTTAGTGCCAAACGTAATGACCAGTGCGGTCACAAACAGCATTCCAATAGTATCCCTAACCATATCAAACCCCCAACACGCTATGCCCACGCCCGCGCAGACAATCATTTAGCCATTTATGCTTTGCCCCTACTTGCAGCGGCGATAACGCCTCATCAACAAGCTGTCGGCACTCAGTAACGTCACGCTGGTAAAGCTGCGCCTTATCACCGCTAACGCGCAGATCAGCGACCGGCGTATAACTACAACCGGCCACCAATACTGCTATGACAATCAACCCGCGCATTAGGCGAAATCCCAATGCGCTTCTTTTGAAACGTGGCCGTAAAATCTGGCGTCTGCGCCATTGGCGACCACATCAGCATAAAACGCATAATCGGCGTTGCCGTTAGGGTCAAAGCGGAAACAACGTGTATCCGCAGCCCACTCATCGCCATCGCTGGCGCGAACCTCTAAAAACAAACCGCCACCAAGCGAGGAAAACTTAAGAACACCGGCCATTTGAACCTCCCGAAACGATGTGCGCTAGACCATCTATGCGCTTCCTATAAATATGAATATAAGCCCATTTCCACATTAGTCAACACCTAATTACACTTTTTTACACATCAGCACCAACTTTTTTTAATTCGGCGATTACGTCTGGCCGGTTTTGCTTATAATAGGTACGCATCCCGTCGGTCAGCCGTTTCCACTGGTCAAGCGTGACCATCTTGCGCTGCGGCGGTGTCCATTCGCTAGATTGCCCATTAAAGGGCTTAGAATAGCCTGTGGCGCGCTTTGGCTTCTTTTTGGCATCTCGTATGCACCAGTTCTGCCAGAACGCTGTGAGGTCAATATAAGCGGCTTTATTGCCGTTCTGTTTATCCCACAACCTTATTGCCTCTAGCACTTCGGCTGCATCCAGACCTTTGCTTTGAGCAAATTGGCGATCAGTCTCATTAGGTTCCCAGTCAACAACTTTGGTTTTCCCCTTTATTTTATTTATTGTTCTATATTGTTCGGGTGACATATGGGTGTCACTATGGGGTGACATAGCTGTGTCACTAGGTGACAGATTGTCACTATGGTTTGTCTGCAATGGTATTACTTGGTATCGGTTGGTTTTGTTGGGTCGCTTTTCTATCGACAACAGCCCCATTTCTTCAAGCTTTTGCACCTTGCGGATCACAGTTCTTTCGCTGCAATCAGCCGCAATCGACAGCCACTTCATAGACGGCCACGCCACATTATAATCATCATTATAACGGTCACAGATGCCAATTAGCACCAGCTTGGCGGTACTATCGCCCAACGATTGTTCCAATGCCCAAGATACTGCTTTAATGCTCATCGTGCAAAATCTCCAAAGTTAAAGCCGCATAGCCGATAATATCCAACAGGCTGTCAACGTGGCTGCATTTGCTATTTGCAAGCCTTGACAACTTCATAGCAATCATCATCGCGCCAAACTGCTCCGGCGTCACTTCTTTGCCGACCACCATTGACATCATCTGGCTAGTTTGCGTCCAGTTTTTCCGCAAATCGCCATAACTGGCACCGCGTTCACTTAATATTAGCTGCACTTTTTCCAGTGCTTCAGATCGTAACATTTAATTCCCTAACCATATGAAATTCATCAATTGGCACTTCGGCCATTAGCCCATAATCGCGCTCAATGCCGCGATCCCTTCGACCACCGATAGTCGTGGCAAAATCCACCTTGAAGCTGCAAGCACCGATGTAATCAGTCCAGCGCACTATCAAAAACGTCGGAATGCCGGTTTCAAAAGCCACTTGCCGCGCATACATCATTTTGTGCAAATGGATCAGTGACGTTTTATAGCGGTCACGCGGAAATGTCCGGCACTTGACTTCGGCAAATGCTTCGATCTTGCCTTGCCTTGTTAGGGCAAAATCAAGCTGGCAATACTGTGGCAACTTGACCGGCTCACACTTCCAAGCTGTGCCGATCTCGCTAATCGTTATCAGTTCCATCTTTAGATTTTGTTCGGTTTCCATTGCATCCACCTATTTAGTAAAAGTGCCTTTCGGAAAAAACGGTATAACGTTTTCACGGCTTTTCGTGTGCGAAATAAAATCAGCGCGGATGACGCCTAACGGCTCAACGCCATTATCGCTGTTGCGCGGCAATACCCGCACTTCAACGCCCGTTTTGCTTTTGAAGATTTCAACCGTTAAATCTTTAACGTCAATCCAAGTTTCGCTGGAAATCATCACATATTCGCGATCGCCCACTGTGTCCATATTACGCCCCATTTGCAAGCATCTCCCGAATTATCATCATTGCAGTGTCCAGATCAGTTTCAACGGCATATCGCCAATCATATTGTTCTGCGATATCTTGATTAAACAAATATTCAAGCCCGACCAAAGCCGCCACTGGCATCCGCACGCGGGTTTTTTGCCGGTCAAGCCTATAAAACAGCATTGGCATCTTGCCATTACCAGCTATTGACGCGGCGGTGCAAACCTGATCCCACCAGTCACCCGAAACGCCGGATTTATATCTTTTGCATTCAATCACAAATGGAAAGTTGCAATCTTCAGTGCGTAAATCACCAAGATGCTTTTCCCGCGTTTGATCCAGTTCGCGCACAAAATTAAGTCCAAGCTGTTGAAACAACTCGTTTGCAATTTCGTATTCGTAACCGCGACCTTTGTTTTTTGATTTTGATCCAGACATATCTGCCCTCCAATTTTGCCTAGCATTGCCCAAAACAACCTAATCTGTAAAGCAAAAAAATAACTGTTGCATTTTGGGAACGATCTGCGCTAGGGTGTTGCTATGAAAAAACGGGAAATTAGTGATCTTTGGAAAACCGCAGGGTTTAGCCATTTGTCGGCCAGTCAGTTACTACGCTCACCGGCCAAGTGGATATTTGACTATCTGCATCTAACATCAGACGAACGTCGCGATGTTGGTGTTGGTGAACGTGCTGCTATTGGCACGTCAGTGCATACGGCGGTTCAATCTATTGTGTGCCACGGCGCAGATATTGACGAAGCCATTGAAGCCGCGCAGATTGCTTTTGACTTCCACCCAGCCGATGAAGATGATGTTTTGCGTGTGAAGTTTCGTGAAGTTATACCGGCGATGGTGCATCAAGGCGTGAATATTTGTATAGAAAACGGGTTTACCGGCGCGATTGATGAAGAACGCATTGAATGTTGGTTGGATGATGTGAACGTGCCAATCTTGGGTTTTGTTGATCTGCTTGTTGAAGGCTCGATGTTTGGCGAAATGAAAACCAAAGCACCGCGCAAAACTAAGCTGTTGAAAGACGGTTCGCAGGGCTGGGCAAAGGCGACACTACCTAAAAAGCCAGAATTTGCACATATATGCCAAGCGGCAATCTATTGGCACGCGCTGCGCGTTACGCCATCCATCATTTACATCGCAGAACACGATGCAGTCATTTTTAACGCATATAACTGTGAAGAACTGCAAGCAGATGGCATTAATAATGCGCTGAATGAAATGCGGCAAAAAGCATTGATCCGGCAAAATTTGTTGACCGTTAGCACCGACCCAAAAGTGCTGGCCTCAATCACCGATCCAGATTGGGGTCATATGTATCAGTGGAAAATGAAAGATGAGTGGTTAGAAAGGGCAAAAGAGTTATGGAAAATATGAAATTGAACAGTGCGCTTAACGATTTTCGCAAGGCGGCAACCGTTGGCAAGTCTGGTAAAAACCCGATGTTTAAAAGCCAGTATAGCACGCTGGGCGATGTGCTAACTGCATTGAACGGCATTGCTGATTACGGGCTGTCATTTCAACAGTTCTTTAGTGACGACTGCATCGTGACGGTTGTGGCGCACGTTGAAACGAACGAACAGTTCACCAGTGCAATACCAGTGCGGCCAGAAAAGAACACGCCGCAGTCATATATCAGTTGCGTGACATATTTACGCCGCGCAAGTTTGATGACGATGTTTGGATTGAATGCCGATGATGATGATGGTAACTTAGCATCTGGTTCTGGCGCGTTTCCCTCCCGTTCGCAGCCTAAACCAAAGAGGCCAGTCGTTGCATCCACTCCGGCGGCTGGCCTCGCCTCCAACGATGTTTTATCTGAAAAATTAGATGCCTGTGCAAGTGTGCGTGATGTCAACGCGCTTTACACAACGCTTTATGGTGCAAGCGGCATAAAAGCACCAGACGATCAAATTGCAATGTTTAGCAAACGGAAGGAAGAACTGCAAAATGACTGAATATGATAACACTAATCGCGGCGCGATTTTTAAGAACAACGACAAGACCGCCGAAAATCAGCCGGATTATACCGGCAAGATTAACGTGGATGGCGTTGAAAAGCGGATTGCGCTTTGGATACGGGAAAGCGCAGCGGGCAATAAATATATGTCAGCTTCGATCAGCGATCCAATGCCACCAAAAGAACAGGATGCGCCACGCGCAGAACAAATGCAGCCTTTAGCAGATGCGATCCCGTTCTAAGAAAAAAATAACCTATGCACCGGCCTCTAATGCTTTGGGTCGGTGCGTATGGTGCGACAAGACCCTGCGCCTTAGTGATCCAGATTGGGTTGTTGATGGCGGCAAACAAACACTGCATCTTGGATGCTTTCGCGAAATATTGGATATTTTAAATGCAAATCGAAAAGAAC